TGAATGGGATTTTGATCACTGGGCCAGGTGAATTCAAGAATAGGATTATTCCAATACATGATCTACTTAGTAAATATCACATGGACTACACAGTATTTTTTCAAAAAACTCTAACAGATCTAGGCTATGATGTAGTTGGTGTCTGGAATGCATTTGATCCTCCGCACAATCATCATCATGGTTGGCCACTGAAATTACCTGATGTTGAATTTGGTCCACGCACACTGTTATTCATGAACTTTCAAGATTTTGTTACCATTCAAAATAACCAAGTCATTGAACTTGATCAAGTGGCCGAACACTATGGCAAACATGCTAATCAAGTGTTGATTACCCATATGAATCCAGATTTAGAAAAATTCTATACCGGCCCTGTGAACTTGATTGAATTTAGTACTCATAATTATAGAGAAATCAGCAGACTGCGTGATCGATGGACTGAATGGAAGCACATCTTGGACCAGCCTCGTACACAGGCCTGGCAATGCCTTAATGGCAGAATGTGTGATCATCGTAGGCGTGTGGCCAATATATTGTGCGACTGGCCCAATGGCACCCTGAGTTATGGCACTGCAATACCATTGAAAGAATGGGCATACAACACTTATCGTGGAACAGAAAATGACGAAAACTTTGTCAGACTAGGCAAGATTTACGGCTCTTGTGCAGTGAACATAGTGACAGAAACCTTGTATGATCATGCTCCCGGATTGTTTTGTGAAAAAACTTTGTTTGCCATGTTGGCCGAACAAATTCCCATTGTGATTGGCAGTCAAGGATTGGTAGCCAGTCTACAAGATCGAGGGTTTGATATGTTTGACGACTTGGTTGATACATCCTATGATTGTTTGCCCAACGAGACCCGATTGACAGCAGCACTTGAATTGAATCGAGATCTCATTGTTGGCAAAATAGATCTTGCACCTTATCGTGATAGATTACGTGCGCAACGGGAATTTGTGCTGAATGATTATCCCTCTATAATGGAACTGCGTTTTATTCGTGACTGCCAACAACTCAATAACTCAAACTTGTGATGAACCGTTGCATGTCGCCATGCAGTGTGGCCATCATGGCTTCCCGGCTGCCAAACATTATTATTTTATTGAGTTTGCGATTGTTGACCATGTAGTAAGGACAAGTCATACGGCGATCCATGGCCAGCAAGTTCTTGGGAGTCAACAACTTCTCTGGTAGTTCAAATGTGTAACTGCTGAGTTCCAACAAGTTCTCAAACACATAGAAACCTTCGTATGTGAGTCTCAAGCCACCATCATCTTGAATGTTCTGCCACCATGTGACTATGGCTTCGTCAAGCGGCGGCGCATCAGGATAACGTGTTATGAGTTCTTGAGTGAGGGCAAGTTTATTGAGCATTTAATAATTCTTTAAAATTTACTCTATCATAATTTCGATAATGTAACATTAACTGATTATGTCTTAGTAGTTTTAAGTTATTAATATAGTGTTGGCGCCATTGTTCTATGGGAATACTTAGCAAACGATTCACCTCAGCAAAATACGCTTTCATACGTTGATTATTGTCTTCTAATGTATCATAACTGTAATCAATAAATTCGGGAAATTGGACTCCTAATTGACAAAGCCATTTTATAAATCCGTAATTGCTGAACGGCAAAATAAAATGTCCTTTAATCAACGGGTCGTAGGTTTTTTCAGTTACTATAATGTCAGGTCCGAACTCAATACTTTCGCTATAGATGCTAATAAACGTGTTGCGGTAATACTCGTTATGCGGAGGAGAGTATCCCCACCAGTTGTAACTCAATGGTCTTGTTTGATTTTCGATTTCTTCTATATTATTACAATAAGGAAACTCTATGTGTGGATATAAAAACATGGTGGGATCAGCATCAATATTTCCCAAATATCCTAATTCATTATATGTGTCTCGAAGCATATCTCTTAGATGATTACGACTTAGTCTAGGTTTATCAGGATATGTTTTACAAGGTGCTACAAATATTTTTTTCTTTTGATCTACATCTTTTGGATCAGGCATAATATAACTTAATTGCCCATGACTATACCATTTAACAACTCCTGGAGAAAATGGAAACTGTGAATAGTACGCTTTGGTTCTATTAAACATAAAGTCATTGGGAATAATCTGTGGGATATTGTGGCAATTTACCATGCAGGTTATAATGTATTCATTACATTGCTGTAATTTCTTGCCTAGTCTAGCACCTTGCCCTTCAACGCCATGCCATAAATCTAGCATCACTGCAATACGATAGTTGTTCCAGGATCGAAAGTTACCAGACGCTAATTCATTTGCAGTTAACAGTAAGATATCGACCAATTGGGATCCATGAATTACAAATTCGTAGTCGTCACCATTTATATCCAAAAACATGCGTGGATCATGTGTACCGTTTTCTTTGTTTTGGATATATTTCCAATGCTCAGGAGTGACAGAAATTTTAAGTGTCATTGTTGGAACATTATATGAAGTTTGTTTGATAATTCTCTAGGTAATTTTAAGACAAGTTGGCAATTGTCTAGAAAGTCAGCACTAGCAGTTATAAATTTAATACATTCATGGATAGATCTTGTCCCCTTGCGTTAACAGCACAACCGAGAACTTGTCAGTTCGGAACTGTGTGTTGAGTTTACGGGCCAAGTTGATAGCATGTCCAGGGTTGGAGAACGATACTTTTTTGTATTTGGGTCCAGGAAACTGGGTGAGCAAGTTGCTGGTCTTCAAGTTGATGGGCTTGGAGTCAAAGAACACAGCCCACACACCTTCCGAGGCCAGCACTTGTTCTGTCTTGTAAGTTTGTTTATTAGTGTGCTCAATCAGCACTGTTGGCTTTGGTCTTGACATATCGAACTCCGCAGTTATTTATGCCAATAACTATGCACTTTTAAAACTACCCCCAGTTATCTGCACTTCTACTATTTCTGCACCACGTGCCTGTTGTTCACGCAATTGTTCCAGGGTCAACAGCAATTTGGTTATGTCTGCATGTAAGTCTTTGGCATCACGCATGGGCATAGAAAAGTCTTTTTGTCCACGTGCCTCGTGCGCTTTGACTGAGTCTACAAATCTGTGTATGTGCAAGCTCATTTTCTACGCAGGAATGGTACCATGTTAGGAGCTACCCAACCCACAGGTTTCAACACCTTGCCATCTTCACGTTTGCGCACCTTGCCAGTTTCACGATCAATTTTGGCAAAGTTGGTGCTCATGACTTCCTTCCAAGCGGATTCACCATCAAATCCTGCTGAATGGATGGCACCAATGGTCACAACTAGGATGTCGATCAGCGCATCCAGTTCTGCTTCCATGTCATGTGCTTCTTGAAGTTCTCGGAACTCTTCCGCAATTAAATTTTTGTACATGGTGTACTGAGCGTCATTCATTGCGTCCACTGACTGGTCGCATGCTCGCATGAATTTTTCTTGATCGCGAAACGGATTCATTGTTTTCCTTTGTTAAGAAAGGGATTTGTCACGTGCTGCCTCCTGAGTATGAAATGGACCTTGATATTGGTAACGTTCCAACACAATTAGTTTTGGGTTGCGAATCAGTTTCCATGCACGATGTTGTTTCACAGCATACCAACCTGCAGCATACCATGATTTTGATTTGTTTTCTTTTGTGAACAATGGCAATCTGTGCTTGACATCCCACATGGGGTTGAATGCTCGGCACCCTGTTTCATATCCATGCACTTGGTCTGGTGCAGGTTTTGTGATCTTTTCAGGTGGTGCAAATTCAATGTTGGCCTGCTTTCGCACCATGGGAATGGTTTTGAACTTGCCCACTTGGTCATTGATGCGTACAGTATAGCCATCACTCTCGGCTTCTACCACTCCTACCTTGCGATCATCTTGCTTTAAGATCCAATACTTTTTATCCACTATGGGTTTGGCTTTGATCATCTAATACTCCTTGGTTTATGAATGATTATCATTGTATTTTTTCTAGTTGTTGTACAAAGAATTTGTAAAAATTTCTACCTATTGTAAATCTAGCATTTTCTAATTCGGGTTTGAGTTGTTGATATAGATCTTGGCAATCAACAATCAAATCACGATTGTCGTTAATCATAGAACATAAACGTTGTTGGTTAATCTCATCAGTCCATCCAACAATGTTATCAAAATTAGTGTTAGAAAACTTTGAGATATCTATGTCATAAAATCGTTGTATGGATGCTGTTATTCCGGCATTGCCATACAGCAAAAACAACTTTCCTAACAGTATAGGCCATAGAAGTTTCTCAGACATACCAATAATACCACAGCTAGTGTCAGGGTTAATAATAAGAGGAACATTAGAAAACTCTTGCTCTAACATAAGATAATTCTCAACATTCCCACTGGCCCATGTGTCGCCTATTTTTGTGTTGGCTCTAGTTTTACCAAATGGATAATTTAACTTTGGGTATAATTTTACCGGACATGTTTGCGAAAATTCTATATGATCTTTTGGATATGCAGAAGGGTAAGCAACTGTAATAGTCCCGTATTCATCAAGACCGTAATTGTGCAATTGTTTTCCTAGTTGATACTTATGGGGCTCGTATCTCCCTAACATACACAAATAATTTTTATGTTCCTTTGTATTAGGTGCAGAACCAGTACTAAGGCGCTCAAATGCCAAACAGTCATTTAGTAACCACCATTGTATTTCTATAATTTTTAAACGAATGTTATGCTGGTACTGGTACAATTTAAAACTTTCTGGGCTAAATTGTGTAACCCAATACACTGATTCAGTTTCGTACTTGTTAACCGCCTCTGCTAATTTTGGATTTACAGGCGAACAAACAGCTTCATCCCACGGGGTGATGCATACAATCTTTTTCTTTTCTAATGCATCTGCAATTCTACGGTCTAACCAATCGTATTCTACAGTTGATTCCCATTGTTCTAAATGTATAAGCTCTATATCCGGGCGATACTTTTCGATCATTCCTAACGTGTAATAACCTGCAATCATAGGTTGCGTAGGAAGATCGATTAAATCAAAATTTGGGAGACTCACTAGTTAATGTTCCTTTGTATGTTTCGTTCAACCAGCGACTGATGGCATCCGCATAGTCACTGAGTTTGGTGAGTTCATATTTGCCACAGAATCTTAAAAATTGCGCACCTACCATGCCCACATCCCGATGGCTAATCTGCTCACGTATGGCTTCATCTACCACAGCTTTGATTGCATCAGGTTGTGCAGTGAGATCAATCAGGGTGCGGTTGCGTTCATAGTCGTCTAGCACCTTGCGTTCTGTTTGCTCATGATCCATCCAACGTTGCAACATGAGATTGTTCCACGCATAGCCTCGACGGTCACGATCTTCAAACGCTTCCGTAAGACCCACTTGATTCTTTGTGCCTTTCACACGCACACCTGGATAGGCTGAGAACACATTGTCACCAGGATCACCGCGCATGCACTTCAAGAACAACACCCACTTCTGATAATCAAGGGGCGGCACAAAGTTAGCATCAGCTTTGCCAACCTTGATCTTTGAGTTGCTTTCAATGGTGAATGCCAAGTTTTTGCCTTTTGCGTCTGTGACACCTGCGGGACTGAACAAGTGATCATTGATGCCATTGTACAATTTGACATTGGGTGCAATCAACTGCACAAAGTCAGAATCTGAACTGACAATAACGTGTTCGTCTTGGGGGTGTAATGCAATCCAACGTGCAATGATGTCGTCTGCTTCTGCTGTGGCACAACGGATCACACTACAGTTGGTTCGTGTAGACAAGTATTTAGTCAGCTCATCATACGTCTCCCAGAACAGTTTGTCCTCTTCTGCTTCTGTTTCACTCATTTGCCCACGTGCCACTGCACGATTGGCTTTGTAGGGTTTGTAGTGATCTTTGCGCCAGCTACGACCTTCCAGTGCGAATACCACATGATCAGCGCCCAAATCACGTGCTACTTTGTTTGCGCTCATCAGCGTTAGATGCAGGGCAAAGCCCAATTTGGTCCATGTGTCTGCGGCACGATGCGCTTGGTGCCGCGCACGGAAAAACATGTTAGAAGTGTCAATTAGTAAGTATCGCATCAGCAGGTACCAGGTTGTTTTGCTTGATGTATTGTAACACATGTTCAGCCCAAAATCTATGGGCATCTGCACCAAAATGCCAACTTTGTGGGTTTACTGTTGAAAAACCTGAGGTTTTGAGCAAATTGCTATAGGTCATTTGGGAATTGTACGGATCCATGTAACTGTTTTCCCAATCTGGATGCCATGGCACAGATGCAAAATGATTGTTTCCATTGAAGAAAACATGCTGAATATTTTTGGCTGCTAATTCTCGATGGAATTGCCAAATCTCTCTATGCGCTTGTTCTGTACAACGTTCCCAATTTATACTGGCAACAAATTGTTTATATCGATCTTGCAGTGCTCGGGGCACATGATCAATACCGGACGCATTAACCTGCCAATATTGGCCCTCATACATCCATTCTTCTCGTTCCCATGTTGACCACTGTATGACCATGACAGTACGGTCCAAACGGTTGTAGTTTTTGCGTATCCAGTCGCGTGTGGTACGCATGATTCTAGCATTGCTGGCTGCTGACTCTGCGTCACAATAAAATTCAGCATTGATCAGTTTGGCCAAATGGTGCCCCCAACTCACCGCTAGATTGGCAGGATGTGGGCGGCGACCCAAATGATATAATTCTCCGTCATCTTCAGCAAAGCAATGTGGGTTTGTTGCTTCAGCAGCCGCAGTATGACTATCACCGTTTACGTACAGTATCATCGTGGACTAGGCCCGCCTGTATCATCTGCACCCACTGGTTCCCATTCTTCCAGTTTCTTTTTCAAGACTTCGGCCTGTGCCACACGTTGACGCAGTTCACTGCTGCTGAATGAATGATCACGACCATTGAAATGCAATTCAATATCACGTTTGTGACAAATCTCACGACCAGTAAACTCCCGGCCTTCG